ATAAGGGTTAGCACCAACTGCACTGCCATTTGATATGTTGTATCTTTTCATATATCCAAAGAAATCAGCATTGTACATTCTATCAATGATAGTTAAAGCAAAATCACCAGCTGAAAACAAGCGTGTTTTTCCAGCATCATATTGAGCAAACGATCTTCTTTCATCCTTAAGAGTATCAGTAAAAACAAATCCAGGATTAATTCTTTCACCTTGTGACAATTGGTCAATACACCATTCTACATGAGCTTTCAACTTTTTAAGCTCTTCATGATCCCAATCAATCACAGGAGTATCCGATAGCCAATAATGTTTACCTTTACTTCCAGTGCTCTTCATTTCAACCCACGGAAAACCAGCAGATGTGTTCCTTGGTAGAGGACCTGAATATTTGTCCATCTCAAGTCCAGTTATAGCTTCTTCAAAAGTTCTAACATGAGGAACATGAATATGAGGGTGTTTGTTAAATACTCTTTGAGCAGTGCTCTGAGCGCAAGCATCAACAATATCTTGATCCAAGTTTTTCTCAGGAGTCTGAAATTTGGCAATTCCCAAAGCATAAGGATCCATGAATTCACCATTTACTACTTTTCTTCTTAGTAAAGCCGGTTTCTGGGTTACTGGTAACATATGTCCATAAAGAGGAGACTTAATGATCTTAGTAGAGCTAGCTTGATTTAGAGCCCTGTCTCTAACTCCAATGCAAGCAACAGGTGCTTGTTCTGGGTAGGTTAATCGAGCATTGAAATCAAAATCCATAGCTTTAGCATAAGCTTCATCATATTCTCCAATGATAAAAGTTCCACCACCATAGGGAAGGTCAATTTTATTCGTCACAAGACCTTGCTTTTGGGAACGTTTCTCAATTTCTTTTTGAACTGTTTCAGTAATATCATTATACGTGACAACTTCATATCTAGTGTTTTTCAGAACTAGTTCCTTAATTCTTTCCTTTTCTTCTTCTTCATTAATCTTTTTAAGCAAAGATCGGAATGAAATATGTTTAAGGTGAGAAAACTCACTCTCAATTGGGAAAGTAATCTCGCAACCAGCTCGGGTCCACCA